GCCGCATAAAATTTCCTATTTTTTCAACTACCTGTATATCCATACAGTATTTACATTTCACTACCCAACGACCCCCGCCATGCAGTAGACTTGTCAAAATTTTTGTGACGGGGCCGTAGCTTATGCAGAACGCCGTTCGCGCTGATTTGTTTCTTAAATCGTTAGCGCTGTCTGTAGCCAGAAACGCCGTAGGTGCCAACCTAGATATACAAGAAGTCTTAAAGTCAGAGGGTATTCAGCTTGATGAGTACAAAGACATTGAGCAAAACCCTACATATCAAGGCTATCTAAGCAAGTACAAGCAAGAACTTGTTGAATCAGGCTTCTCGTTTGAGGCTAAGTGCAAGCTATTGGCAGAAGATATGCTACCGGGGTTTTATCATTTAGGGCGAGATCCCGATACACCAGCCGCTGTGCGTGCCAAAGTAATGGAACAGATGGTCAAGTGGGCCAATCTGGAGCCAAAAAACGACATAGCACTGGGTGGCAACGCAGGTTTTTCCATCAATATCGTTTTGCCGAGTGATTCGGGTGGTGAAACAACCACAATTACGGCGGAAATCAAGCCAAAAGCGCTGGATGATGAGAGTGAGGACGAGAAAAACGCCCTAGAAGGCGAGTTTGACGACGTATCAGACACTTCTAGTGCTGAAAACACGCTGGAACAGCCAAAATTGTTGGGTAGTGACATATTATCGGCGTTTTTTGACGAGTCTGAAGACTACCAGTACGCCGGAGACGACGTTTATGAGTAGAAAAGTCATTAATTACAAGCCACCGCCGTCGTTATCGCCGTTTTTGACCTGTGGTAAGTTCATATCATTGATTTCTGGCCCTGTTGGGTCGGGCAAATCGTCTGCCGCGATGATGAAAATAGCGTATCACGCCAAGCAGATGCGGGCAGGTAGTGATGGCATACGTCGGTCGCGGGCGGTTGTGGTGAGAAACACCAACCAGATGCTGACTGACGCGACAATTCCGACGTTTATGACTTGGTTTCCCGAAGGGACGGCAGGGAGTTATGCGAGAACGGACAAAAGATTCTACTTACGTTTCGATGACGTTGAATGCGAGGTGCTGTTCCGGGGGTTGGATGACGCTAACGATGTGCGGCGGTTGCTGTCACTTGAGGCGTCATTTGGAGTCCTTGATGAGTACCGCGAAATCCACCCTGACATCTTCAACGCACTCCAAGGGCGAGTCGGTCGATACCCATCAGTAGCGAACGGTGGGTGTGTTAAGGATGATGGCACTCCCAACCACCACATCTGGGGTGCGACCAACGCGCCGGATGCGGATACGTTCTGGGAAGAATATATGACCGAGCCGCCCGAAAACGCGGAGATTTACTTTCAGCCCAGTGCGCTCAGTGATGACGCCGATTGGTTGGAGTATCTGGTCGAGGGGTACTACGACAATCTAGCGGAAGGGAAGACCGAGGATTGGGTAGATGTTTATATACACAATAAGTTTGGTAGGTCATTAGCAGGCACGCCGGTGTATGACCGCGTGTTCAACTACGACTTTCATGTGGCGAAGGAGTCGATCAAGCCCGTGCAGAATGTGGAGTATCCCATCATTGCGGGGGTGGACTTCGGGCGTACGCCGTGCGCGATATTTAAACAGCGTGATCCCAGAGGGCGGGTCGTTACGCTGTCAGAGGTAACGTCTGAGAACATGGGTATTGAAACGTTCATCCGAACGTTGATGATGCCGCATATATCTCAGCATTATCCGGGGTTTAACATCATCTGTGCGCCTGACCCCGCTGGGTTTATGAAGCAACAGCTTAACGAGATGACCCTAGTGGATGCGTTGAGAGCGGCGGGTTTTGAGTGCGTTAAGCCACCCAGTAACAAGCCGGAATACCGGATACAGGCGGTAGAGCGATTATTGTCACAACAAATTGAAGGTACAGGTATGTACCTGATTGATCCCAGTTGTCGGATGTTGATAAAGGGGTTTCAGCACGGGTATCGCTACAAGAAGAAGCGTGACGGTCAGATTGAGGCAAAACCCGATAAGAATGAATTTTCACACATACACGACGCGAACCAGTACGCCGATAGCATTATGGATATGAGCATACGGGGTGTGGAAAGACGGTCAACAAAAAGAAATGTCGTTAGGCGCAACTACGTGTATACTTGATTAAGCGTTGATCGCTGTTACAATCCACAGTACTAGTCGCTACACTTAGGCGAACATTTTATGGCCGATTCTATGATGGCGCTTATTCCGGTCGCATCCTCTGCTGACCTAGAGCGCGAAGCTGAGTTACGCAACAGCGAGCTACAAGCTCAACCGATGATTCAAGGACTCGCCGCACACGTTCGGCGGCGTTGGGAAGTTTCGCGTGACGCGAAGCGCGAGCTTGAAGAGCGGATGCTGGAGTGTCTTCGTCAGCGCAACGGGGACTACGACCCCGACATAGAAGCGCAAATCAACGCCCAAGGCGGGTCTGATATTTTTGTCCAGCTTACTTCTGTGAAATGTAGAGCGGCAACAAGTTGGCTCCGTGACACGTTGTTGGGAAGCGGCAACGACAAGGCTTGGTCGATTGAGCCTACGCCGGAACCCGAGCTACCACAGTTTATCCTTGACGAGCTTCAGGCTGAGTTGGCGATGCAGGTGCAACAGCACATGGTGCAGACCGGCCAGATGCCTGACGAAGAAACGCTACGCCGCAAAGCGATGGAGATGCGGGACGTTACGTTTCGTGAATATCGCGATGAGTCTGAAAAGCGCGTTGCCCGCATGGAACAACGCATGGAAGATCAGTTGATCGAAGGGAACTGGCACAAAGCGTTCAACGAGTTTATTGATGATGTTGTGACGTTCCCGTTCGCCTGCATCAAAGGGCCGATCAAGCGTCGGCGCAAGGTGATGAAATTTGTAGACGGTACACTTCAGCCCGTCGATATAGTGCGCAACGAGTGGGAGCGGGTTGACCCGTTCATGCTGTATTGGGCACCTTGGGCTTGGGATATTAACGACGGCTACGTAATCGAACGACATCGTATGACGCGAGACTCGTTACAAGCCTTGATTGGCGTACCGGGGTATAACGAAGACGCTATTAGATCAGTACTCTATGATTTTAACGGCGCTGGCTATTCCTCGGATTGGCTATGGGTCGATAGTGCGCTAACCGACGCGCAAGGCAAAGACACCTTACATAGCAACGTAAACGAAGATTTAATCGACGCACTTCAGTTGTGGGATTCAGTAGAAGGAACAATTCTTCTTGAGTGGGGTTTAAGTGAGGAGGAGATTCCCGACCCCGCGTTAAGTTACCCATGTGAAGTGTGGCTTGTCGGCAACACAGTTATACGTGCGGTACTGAACTACGACCCCATAGGTAGAAAGCCTTACTACCTAACATCATACGAAGCCAAGCCGGGATCAGTAGACGGCAAGGGCGTAGCGGATCTTTGCCGAGATTCGCAACTCATGGTCAACGCAACTGCGCGGGCTATGGCTAACAACATGGGTATTTCGTCGGGGCCGCAAGTTGGTGTCAACGTAAGCAGATTACCACCGGGGGAAGACATCACGGATTTGCATCCGTGGAAAATATGGCAGTTTGAGTCGGGAGAGTACAACGACGGATCACCACCGTTGACGTTCTTTCAGCCGCCTAGTAACGCGGCGGAGCTAATGGCCGTTTTTGAGAAATTTTCAGAACGCGCTGACGAAGATACGATGATACCCAAGTACATGACGGGTGGGCATCAACCGGGAGCAGGGCGCACATCATCAGGTTTGTCGATGATGATTAGCAACGCTGGTAAAGGTATTAAGCAGGTTATCAATAATATTGATAAGAACGTCATCGTCCCAGCAATCGAAAGGTTGTATCAGGATAATCTTAGGTACAACCAAGATCCTGATATTGTCGGGGATGTGCATATTGTGGCGCGTGGTGCGAACAGCTTGGTAGTTAAAGAAGCTGAAGCTATCCGCCGTAATGAGTTCCTACAACTTGTACTCAATAGCCCCGTTGCCAATCAGATTGTTGGCAACCGAGGTACAGCAGAGCTACTACGTGACGCCGCTAAAAACCTTAACATCAATGTGGATAAGGTCGTACCGGATACGTCACAAGTTTCTATGATTGATGAACAGCAACAGCTTATCGCTCAGTTGCAACAACAACTCCAGATGATGCAGGAGTCTGTAAATGCGGCACCAGATAACGTCGAGTTCACCCGTGATGCTCAAGGTAACGTCACCGGAGCAACACGAAGAAAGACGCCGGTTCTCTTGCCCGACGGCTCTCCCGCCGGTGGAAGCGACGGTAACACGATGCGCAACGTCGTCACAGGAAGAAACGGATGATCGAAACCGGCATAACAGCCGCCGCGAAAGTACTGTTTCTTGAATCGGTAGTTAACGATACTTGCAAGCTGGCTTTGTACGATGGCAACGCGGCTTTAGGTGTAGATACACCTGTATATACAACTGAGCACGAAGTAGTAGGTGAAGGCTACACGGCTGGCGGCGTACAACTAGTTAACGCTTCGGTTGGTGTTGATGATAACGGAGCCGCGTTTCTGACTTGGGATAGCACTGAGTGGCCTAGGTCTACAATTACTGCGGCAGGGTATATGATTTACGACGTTTCCAAAGACAACGCGGCGTTGTTTGTCGGCAGTTGGGGCAGTAACTACACCAGCACCAACGGGCCGTTTAAAGTAAACATACCCGACAAACAGATTTTACTAGTTTAAAAGGCTAAGGCGTGAATACCTTTACGCCCAACAGCGCCATTGTAAACGGCGCAAGCCCCACTTCGCTTACTAACGCAGAAGTAGCTATTGACACTACTGGCGCGATACAGGTAATCGCGCTAGCTGGGGCGCTAGTTAATGCTTCGACTTCTGTAAGCGCTTCGTCTCAGGTATCAGCGGGTGCCAATGTAGCTACTACTGGCGCTTGTAACATATCGGGCAGTTGTTCGCTTCAACTTGAACTTGTCGATGTTACTGGCGATCCTCGCGCTAGTGTTGACGGCGGCAGATTTAGAGTACGCAGGTATGCCGATACGCACACCGTGTCAGCAGAAATCGAAGCGCACTGGACTATACAGCTACCTGAAGTACGTAGCGCCCCTGCACTTACTTATGAAAATACAGTAAATTTAGTATCTAAACCTTTAAAAACAAAGGTTAAAGTCAAGTATCCAGACCCGTTACCAGACGTAGAACGCGCTAAGGTTGCGACTACTGGCGTAACTATTAGTGTAAAAAACGAGATGCTTTTACCCACTACTGGGTGTGAAAGTAACACTGGGTCGTGTAACGTTACGATTAGCTACAAACTAGAGTCACCCGAAAGCGCTAGTCATACAAACAACAGGATTGGGTCAGGGGTCTTTTTACGTACAGTGTTATTACCTACAACAGTACGTAATCCTACTGATGAAGAACTTGTTGTTATGGCGCTGAATGTGATATAAGGTGAGCGTATGTTTTTAGGGCACAATACTGACCGACAGCATGTACAGGCTCTGTGGGACTGTAAACAGCGGGACGATAAGTTGTTGGATTTATTCGCTAAGCAATTAGACGAAGTAAAAAACCAACTTATCGCCGCTAATGACTCAGACCGCATCTTTAGATTGCAGGGTCAGGCCAGTGTCCTTAAAGATTTCCTCGACGCGGTTGAAAAATCGCAAGAGGTTTTAGAGCGGCGAAAGCCGTAAATTGTCCGGCAAACCATTATGCGAAGTGCAGACCGTGTTGGAGCATGTAGCAGAGTTGGAGCTTTAGGAGAAAAGTGATGCCTTTACCCAAGCAAGTACAGAAGCAAGCGGCAGAAATAGAACAACTGGAACAGCAGCTTTATGCTGAAACTTCTTCGTCTGATAAACCAACAGCGGAAGTAGTTTCACCAGAAGCAGAGCAATCGGCGGATTCTACTGTAGCTACTGAAGAACTTACTGATACGTCTTTACAGGCGGCTGAACCCTCACAGGGAGAAGCTGTCGAGGACGCGGGCAAGGTAGCAGATGCGCCAGACGAGGATGGAAAGGTTTGGAAGCAGAAGTACAAGACCCTTCAGGGTATGTACGATGCGGAAGTGCCTCGCCTCCACCAGCAGGTGAAAACTCTTACCGGAGAGCTAGAATCGCTCAAGGAAACTGTAGAAACTGCTAACAAACAGGTGGAGCAGGCTAAAGAAGAAGCCGAGTACGAACGCCTCAGAAATCTGGTGACGGATAAGGATCGCGAGGAATTTGGTGACGACTTGATCGAAGTTCAGCGCAAAGTGGCGAGAGAAGAAACCGCCGAACTGTATAAGCAACTAGAAGCCGTTAGGGAAGAAAACGAGCAACTGCGTGCCTCAATGGAGCAAACGGGTCATAGGGTTTCCCAGACTTCGTTTGAGCAGAAGCTCAACACCTTAGTACCTGATTTTGCTCAAGTAAACACTGATCCTAACTGGATCAAGTGGTTGGACGAGCAAGACCAGTTTCTACGTACTCCCAGACGGGTTGTAGCTGAAAAGGCTTACGCAGAAGGCGATGCAGACGCTGTTGCCCACTTTGTTACCTTGTTTAAGCAATCGCAACAAGGTGCCGAACCAGCCGAAAAAGCTGTGGCCGAAGAAATTGCTACCCAAATCCAGCCCTCTAAGAGTGCTTCGTCTTCTTCAACGAAGTCGTCTAATGGAGCTACGTATACGAACGACCAAGTTCGCAATATGTTCATTAAGATTACAAAGTTGAATCAGGCGGGCAAGCTAGAAGAGGCACGTAAACTTGAAGCTGAAATCGACCTAGCTTACACCCAAGGGCGTGTAGCTGGGTAACAACTTTGTTCTAGGAGACCGACAATGGCCGCTGTATTTCCGGTGAATTCACCGTTTAATACGACTCCTGATTACTCAGGGTCGTTCATCCCCACACTTTGGTCTGGGAAACTTTTGGCTAAGTTCTACCAAAACACCATGTTGTCCGAGATTATGAATACGGACTACGAGGGTGAGTTGAAGAACAAGGGCGATACCATTCGTATCCGTACCGCTCCGTCCATCACCATCAACGACTATTCTGGTGCTGGCTCTACGCTGACGACTGAAACCCCCACGCCTATCTTCCAAGATATGCAGATTGATAAGGCTAAGTACTTCAGCGTACAAACCAACGACGTACTTGCTCAGCAAGCCGATATGGACTTGATGAACATGTTTACGGAAGACGCCGCTAAGCAGTTGAAGATTGCTATCGAAGACGAAGTATTCTTTAACTCTTTTATTACCGAAGGCCCAGACGCAGACAACGAAGGAACTACCGCTGGTGAAATCTCAGCCGCGTACAACCTTGGTTCTAAGACTGCGCCTATCGACGAAGGCACTGCTTCTAACGTCCTCGACTGCATCTTGCGTATGTCTTCTGTTCTCGACGAGCAGAACGTACCCGAAGACGGTCGTTGGCTGATTATCAGCCCCCGTGAGCGTAACCTGCTGATGCAATCTAATCTTGCGCAGGCGTACTTCACTGGCGATCAGTCTAGTGTTATCCGCACTGGCAAGATCGGCATGTTGGATCGTTTCACTGTATACGTATCTAACTTGTTGCCCAAGGGCACCACCGACAAGGCTATGGTAGCCGGTCTTTCTGCTGTAGCTAGTGGCTCCGCTGATGTTGGCGCTAAGCCTCGTCGCGCTATGGTAGCTGGTACTAACCACGCTTGCTCTTTTGCTATGACTATTAGCAAGACTGAGCCTCTGCGTAACCAGACTGACTTCGGTGACATCGTT